TCTCTAGTTCTCTTCTCTGGAGTGTCTACACCCGCAATTCTTACCCGTTCTTTCTTGAATAAATCGAATCCAAGATCGATCAGAACATCTATCGTATCTCCGTCTAATACCTTCACTATCTCCGTTACTCGGAAATTGTAACAACTCTTCCGACTCGGTGGAACCATTGCTCCCATCTTCTTCCCACTCCAATTCTTGTAGTGAGCTATTTATAGATTCCTCTGCTGTAGTTCTATTCTGCTCTGCTTCCCAATTCCTTAAGTCCTGAACCATCTGATTCGGACTCGTTGCTATGATCAATGGGGTTAGGATACCAATCATCGTACTTAAATATCCAGTATATTGTAACACATACTCCTACTAAAAGTATAGCTAACATAATATTTACACTCTGAACAACTTCAGACATATGCCTGTGCTGCTAACCAAGTTGATAAACCTAATGATACTCCCATGATGGTGATTCTACTCATCCACCACATTATTTCATGTTTCATAATTAATGTCCCATTGGTATACCTGCTGCCATTAGATGAGTGATTCTATCAATCTCAGGCAACTCTTTTGTGCAATAGTCAATAAAATGAGGATGCTCCTGTAAATAGGGAACATCCTCTTTGGAATTTTGTATTGCGTTATATGAATCTACAGCGTATTCGCAGATTTCATAATGTTGATGTTGTGTGTCGTGATAACCGACAATGTAATGATTCTGTTGAGTCAGGGGCATGATTTTTTCAATCCCGTACTACACATATTTATAGCACATACTAGTAATTTTTGCCTAGTTTGGTGTGGACTCGCAAACACTGTTAGGGTAACATAATAGATTCATATTTTGAATGATCATACTCTATTTTTCTTACCTGAGAGTTATCCCAAGTCCTACCTGTTGCCTCAAAATTCATTGATATTACTGTTCTTTTCTTTTCTGTAGGTGGAACTTCATGCATTAATACTGAAGGAAATATAATAACCATACCACTCTCTGGATGAATTTCATGTTTATCTTCAAATAAAATTGGAGAACATCCTTCTTCAACATCCGCATAATATACACAAGAAAATGCAGAAGGAAAATGATCGTGTGCTTGTGCATAATCATTTTTCTCATATTGCATTATCCACATGTTAGAACAATGTACCGTATATTGTCTCCTCAAATATTCAACACACAAAAAAGATATTTGATTAGAAATCCATTCAACAAAAAAAGAAAACCTTGGATCATTCTGCACAGCCCATCCTGAACGCCAATTAGCAACAACATTAGTTGTTATTGTTTCTGGATTCTCTTTCCTATATTGGTCTATAAGAGGTAATAAAATATCATTTATTTCATCTTTAGTTGGGGGTATATAAGAAAATATAGGAAATCTTTTTGGAACTAAAGATATAGTAAATCCTTCACAAGGACTCTCCTTAGTATTAACATAATTAAAAAAAGTCACTATAAAACTTGAACAACCCCCACACAATCAGGAATCTCGTGCATCATTTTAGATTCTATACCCTGTTTTAATGTCATAGTACTCATAGCACATGTCTCACACGCACCACCTAATCGTACTTTAACATATCCAGTTTCTTCTTCTATCTCTACAAACTGAAGAAACCCTCCATCTGCCTCAACATAAGGAGCAAGTTCTTCTAAGACCTTTACTACATTTTCTTCATTCAGTTCCATCTTCTTTTAATTCTTCAATTCGTTTCTTTAATGATTCATTTAATGTATCTCCATGAAGTGCTGGAGAATCTAATTTAAATCTAGGGTCTTGTTCCTTTTCAGGTTCATCAAACCTAACTACCAAAAGTTCGTCACCAACTTCTACTTCTTCCATCTCTGGATGAACAGTTTTAGTAACAAATGTTGTCTTCTCTTTAATATTATACTCTCCTTTTTCAATTTTATCAATATCTCTTAGGTTCTTAAAAATTAGTGCAAATGCTGCACCTGCAAGAGCAATACTTATTATAACATATATTACTGCAAATATCATAACAGTATAGCACCTATGATAAATCCTTTACCAAATGCAAGACATAGCATTTGATAATCTGTTAATTTAAACTTATCTTGTATTTTCTTTGCCATCGCCTTGTCCCAATCCTTAACTTTGGTAAAGGCTTCTTTTAAATTAATATTCCACATTTTGTTCTCCATTAGGATTACCTAATGATTTATATTCAAGTTGAGTTCTAAGGAAAGTGATTTCCCTCTTCAACTCTTTCTTCTCTATCTTTAGTTGTTCGATTTCTTGCTCGTACAGGATAATCATTTGCTCTAATCGAAGGATATCATTCTCAAGATCCCACCGTGGCTTGGGATATTGGTCTTTCATTTTCCTAATTAGTTAGTTATTTAATATCCTCTTTATATTTACATTCTTTACTTTTTACAGCATTTTGCTTTTGCAAGAAGAGCTAAAGCACCACCAACGAGAATTGCAACAATAGCAATTTCTCCTCCACTCAATCCACCAGACTCTGGTTCTGGTATTGGTAATGCATCTTGTACTTCTATTACCTCTTTAGGTAAGGGAAGATCTTTAATAATTGTTTCCATGATTACATTTTAAATGTTTCTTTGTTATCTGTATCAGCAATAATCTTAAGAGGTGCTTGCTCAATTCTAATTGTTTGAGTAGGACCAGCTTTTGCTAAGATTGCTTCAATGTCTTTTGCAGTAGCAGGAGGTGCTCCACCATTTCCATTTCCATTTCCATTACCATTCATCTTCATAGTACCATCACCCTTCTTAGAAGCCGTCTGAATTCCGAAGCTAGCTAAAACTCCTGTAAAAACTGAAGCTATAAAAGTTGGGTCAATTTTCTGTTGAGGAACTCCTGGTATAGCAACATAATTTAATGTCAGTATTCCTCCACTCCAGGCAAGGACAGTAATTCTGACCATTGTGGAGATGATTGCTGCTTGTTCATCAGCATCAGGAACAATAGCAGACTTTACTCTACCAAAAAAACCTTTCTTTTCTTCTTTGATTTCTTCTTGAATTTCTTCCTTTACTTCTTCAGGCATACTAGTAAGGCAACTATTCTATATAGTCTCTTATCTTTTCCGAACAGGAACTTCAATAGTCCAAGCAGGTGATTCTAATTTAACAAGATCAAAGTTCTTCTTAAACTCTTTTTCTCTTGCTTTCTTTTCCTTCTCCATTGTTAACTCAATAGTTTCAATGGTTCTCTCACCATAATTAGGTTTATCTGGATGCTTCAACCCCATGTAATCATAGATCGCAGTATCTACCATAAAATAAAGTGTATCCCAAGTAAGTGTTTCTCTTAATTGGGATGCAATCCTATCTACATCATTTTCATCAAGATACTCACCAGATGAAACTGCCTCTGAGTAATCTTCATACTGCGTCAAAAGTTTTGCTCTGATCTCTACCAACTCATTAAGGTTGATAGTAATCTTTACATCATCATAAATTGCCATTGATTATTAAAACTGAGGGGTAGGGGCAATAGGTGCAGGAGCAGAAGCTTGATCAGCAGGAGGTGCAAGATCAGGTGTTCCTATAGGTAAAGCACCACCAGCAGCACCACCTAAAGCACCACCACCCATACCACCAACAACAGATTCAATTGCTGCGTCTTTGATGTCATCAATAATAGCATCTTTGTTTAGATAAACATAAGATCCTACACCAATAATACCAGCAAGTGATACTCCTGATACGATGCTAACTATATTAGCAATATTATTAAAACTGAATTTGTTACAAGACATAAAATTTCTCCAAGTAGTTTTTATTTATCAAAATCACTTCCTTCTCCGAAATATTCCAAAGAAAGGATATCATGATCATCAGCATTAGGATTCAACCATTCTTTAAATTCTTGTCTGATCGAATCTGCTTCTTCAATATCTTCATATGTTCCTAATGTACACAAAAGATTCATACGATGAATTGCCCATTGATAATTATTTTTTAGAGTTTCCTCCAAAGTTTCCATAATCCTTACGCATATAGCGTCCTAGAATGTTGCTATTGTAGTATGCTGGTTCTCCATTGTCAAGAGATTCTTGAAGAACGTTATTTAAAAATAACTGTTTGGTTTCCTCGTAGTTTACATCTCCGAGTCTGGTATGGAGGGATAAGATCTCTCGTTTGAACGCTGCGTTTCCAAGTAA